GTCCTAATGGCGATATTTTTGTTAAGACTCAAGGAAATCCTTCTGGGAGTTTCTTGACCATCGTTTTGAATACTATGGTGTTGTTTATGTTGTTTTGTTATGCTTGGATTGTTTTAGCTCCAAAAGAATTGCGTAATTATGCTGATTTTATGCTTTATGTTGAGGCGGCTTTGTGTGGTGATGACAGTATTTTTACTGTTTCAGATAAAGTAGTAAGCTGGTTCAATGTGGAAGCTGTTGCGGCTGTATGGCGTACTTTGGGGGTGATAGTGAAGGATGAAGCAGTTAGTAGTGGAAGCTTGATGAACATGCGCTTTGTTTCTGCAGGTTTTATTGATGTTCGTGGACGTAAATACCCTGTTGCAGAATTTGAAAAAGCTGTGTGTTCTCAGTTGTATCACACTTTAGCACATAGGAGTGTTAAGTGGAGTTATTTAAAAGCTTCTGCTTTGTTTGTGACTACTTTTTGGAATACTGAAGCTAGGATGCTCTTTCGAGAGTATTTAGAATGGTTATCCAGGGAGTATATCGAACAATTGAAAGCTGAACCTTCTATGGTTCAAGATGACATTTTGCATTGGAGGCATCTAGTTCGGCTGTTGAGAACAGATAGAGATGTTGTTCAATTATATTCTGTTTTGGAAGGAAACCTCATGTGCACGGAAAGTTCGAAGTGGGGTTTGTGTGATTTTATTGATTTGTATTTGGTAAGAACACGCAATGAGCTCTAAACAGAAGAAAGGAAAGAAGAAGAAGAGTGAGAAGGGGGTTGTTTTTGTTAACCCCTTTCCTCAACCTTCTGTATCGGAAAGAAAAGCATATTTGACGAGAATGAAAGGTCGTGCTAAGGAACAGAAAATGGGAAAAAGAGTTAAGGTGAAGAATCTTTACAAGTTTTCTTCTCCTGGTGTCTCTGTTGTTTCTCAGGGTAAAGCTCCTGTAGCTAAACCTTATGTTTTAAGAGGGGGAGCACCAAAGATTGGTGGTGCTAGTGGTAATTATCCAGTTGTTCATGGTGAATATTTGCAAGATCTAGTTGTGAACCTTAATAACTCTGCTATGTCTACTGTAACGTATAATTTGAATTGTGCACTTCAAGATTCTTTTCCATGGTTAGGTGTTATTGGTGGTAATTGGGAATATTATCAGATTATGTCTATGGTCTTTGAGTATGTTCCTGTTACCTCCACGGCAAAACCTGGAGATGTATCTATGTGTATAAATTATGATGCGCGAGAGAGTAGCTTTAGTAGTATAGAACAGTTCATGGCTTATCAGGGAAGTGCTACTGGATCCCTTTATAATCGGTTGAATATGGCTTTTCGCCCGCCATTTGAAGCTAAGAAGAGATATTATTGTAGGACTACAGTTCAACCTAGTGATACTGATATTAGGGAATATGATGCTGGAAACTTTCAGATTCGCATTGATAATGCGGAAGTTGTTCCTAATAACACTACTTATGGTAGGTTGTTGGTTAAGTATAGTGTTAAGTTTTCAGTTCCAAGGCCCAATCAGGCTGCTGAAGGGCAGCTTAGTTATTATCAGTCTACAGGTATTTCGGGTTTGACTAGAACGAATAATTATGGTGGAACTGGTATTCCTTATAATGATCCTACTTATTTGAATTTGGCTGGGCAATGGAGTATGAATGATCCTGTTAATCCTGTAACTAATGTTCAAACCTCTTTACCATTGACTAATGGTTTTTATTTGGATCCTGGTGTTTGGAGAGTTGATTATGGTACAAGGGGTGCTAGTGGTGTGTCTCCTTGGATTCCTGCAGGTACTGCAGGTAGTGGAGTGGGTCTAGATGCTAATGTGGCTTCTTTGTTGGAAACATATTATAGCATTGATAATATTGTTGGTGGCTCAGCAACTTGGACCTATATGATAAGGACTATAGCTAGAACTTTTATTGCTTGGTCTTTTTCTGCAGGTTCTAATGGTTATGCTGGGTTGTTCCTAGATATTGTTCCAGGGTTGATGTCCTGGTTGACATCTTTTCCAGGTTCAGCAACTCTCGATTCCCAGGAATTGAAACCAGAAGTGGTAGAGAAGATGGGATTGAAGAAGGTTTATCGTAAGAATTGGGGTCAGAAAGCTCTTAAAGAAGCTTCTGCTCGAATTGAACGTCTCGAGAAGATGCTTGATTCGGACAGAAAAGGGGAAGAAAAGGATGTTTATGTGCACGTATCTCGTGAGACAGTACGAGCACAGAGTCCTGTTGTATTAGAGGATGTTGGTTATGTATCAAAACCTGCCACTTTTTTTGGTAATCCTCCTTCCCAACAATCAACCGTGAGATCTGGTTCTCAAACCAGAAAATAAGAATTATTTATGTTTATTATTTTTCGTAAATTCTTTTAGGTTATGTCTCAAAAAAAAAAAAAAAA